GGAATGAAATATGCACCGATTGCGATTTCGCCAGAACAGGCTCAATTTTTAGAAACACGAAAATTTCAAATCAATGAAATTGCTCGGATTTTCAGAGTGCCACCGCATATGGTTGGTGATCTTGAAAAGTCGAGCTTTTCTAATATTGAGCAACAATCACTTGAATTCGTAAAATATACGCTTGACCCTTGGGTTTCAAGAATCGAACAATCAATGGTTCGATCGCTTTTGACCAAGGAAGAGAAGCAAGAATATTTTATTAAATTCAATGTTGATGGCTTACTTCGTGGAGATTATCAATCACGAATGACTGGTTATGCGACAGGTCGCCAGAACGGTTGGATGAGTGCGAATGATATTCGTGAACTTGAAAATCTTGACCGCATTTTAGAAAGTGAGGGGGGTGACTTGTATTTGATTAATGGCAATATGCTCCCATTGAAAGATGCTGGGGCTTTTGCGAATAAGAAGAATGATGAGGTGGAGGATAGTAATGGGGAGAACGAAAATCGAAATGGTAGGGCTAAGGTTCGGAAAGTTGATAGTAGTTAATTGTAATGGGAAAGACAGATTTGGTGATACATTATGGCATTGTGAATGCGATTGTGAAAATGATACAACTGTACGTGGTGCAGAGCTTAGGAATGGACACACAAAAACTTGTGGTAATTGTCAGAAGAATTTCTATATGAAAGAAGCTGATTATATAAGGATTTATATTGCAGATACAGGTCGTTCATTTATTGTTGATGCTGAAGATGAGTTATGTGTAAAGAAACACATTTGGAGTGTTGATAGAAGTGGCTATGTTATGAGTCACGATATTTCACTGCACCGATATCTTTTGCAACCAAGTCTAAATATAGTTGTGGACCATATTAACAGAAATCCGACAGATTGTAGGCGAAAAAATTTAAGGTTAGCTACATCACAGCAGAATAGTTATAATGCTGGGGTGTCAAAGAATAACACAACGGGTTATAAAGGTATCTATTTTGAAAAATCAAGAAACAAGTATGTTGCTGGAATTAAACCCAATGGTAAACATATTTTTTTAGGAAGGTTTGAGACCGCCAAAGAAGCGGCTAAAGCATATGATATTGCTGCTTTAAAATTATTTGGAGAGTTTGCATGGGTAAATGGGGTGAGAAATAATGGATAAAAAACATTTTTGGCGATGGGTAGTGAATAAAGAGATACCAACTAAGAGAATTCTTCGATTGGATGGAGAAATTTGTGATTCAACATGGTTTGGAGATGAAGTAACGCCACAGTTATTCCGTAATGAATTAATGGCTGAAAGGGGTGATTTAACAGTTGTTATCAACAGTCCGGGTGGAGATGTATTTGCTGGAAACAGTATTTATAATATGCTATTAGAATATGAAGGGAATGTGACCGTGAAAATTGACAGCCTTGCGGCAAGTGCTGCGAGTGTTATTGCGATGGCTGGTCAAAAAGTCGTGATGTCACCAGTAGCTATGATGATGTGCCATAATCCATCAACAGTTGCTTTTGGCGAGAAAGTGGACATGGAAAAGGCGATCGCTATGCTAGAAGAGGTCAAAGAAAGTATTATCAACGCTTATGAGCTTAAGACTTCGCTATCAAGAACAAAATTAGCCCATATGATGGATGCCGAAACTTGGATGAATGCCAAAAAAGCAGTTCAACTGGGTTTTGCGGATGAAATTGTTGGAGATAACGATACAAGTGATACGGAGAGTGAATTTGGATTTGATATGCTTTTTTCTAGGGAAAAAGCAAGTGAGCTATTAGTAAGTACGATAACAAATAGTTGTAAAAAGTTTGAAATAAAAGAAACCGTTGAACCTGAATCTAAGAAATCGCAGCAACAAGAGAATATGACAACAGCCGATTCAGTTATGAGTCGGCTTAATTTAATGAAAAATTGGAGATGAGTTAAATGGATAAAATTCTAAAGTTACGTGAAAAACGCAATAAGGTATGGGAAGGTGCAAAAGCCTTTGTGGAAAGTAAGCGAGATAGTGACGGCCTGCTTTCGGAAGATGATGCTAAAATCTATTCTGAGATGGAAGTGAAGGTAAAAAATTTTGGTATTGAAATCGACCGATTAGAGGCGATGCAGATTATGGAAAATGAACTGCTGAAACCAGTCAATCAACCTTTGACTTCAAAACCATTAGTTGATGGAAAAGAGTCTGAAAAGACTGGTCGAGCAAGAAATGAATATAAGGAAGGGATGTTGCAAGCCCTACGCTCTAATTTCAAACAAGTCACTAATGTTTTGCAAGAAGGTTTGGATGCTGCAGGTGGTTATCTTGTACCTGAAGAATATGACAAACGTCTGATTGATGGCTTGACTGAAGAAAATATTATGCGTGCCTTGGCGACAACGATTACGACAAGTGGCGAACACAAAATTAACATCGCTGCGACGAAACCAGCAGCATCGTGGATTGAAGAAGGTGGAACGCTCACTTTTGGTGATGCAACATTCGACCAAATTCTGATGGATGCCCACAAACTTCATGTGGCAATCAAAGTGACGGAGGAGTTGCTCTATGATAATGCCTTTAACCTAGAGAGTTATATCATTGAACAATTTTCAAAAGCACTTGGTAACGCAGAAGAGGATGCTTTTTTAAATGGTGATGGTGTCGGAAAACCACTAGGTATTTTTGCGACAACTGGTGGGGGAGAGGTCGGGGTTACAGCCAAAACTCAAGGTACGATTACAGCTGATGAAATTATCAACTTGATTTATGCTTTGAAACGGCCCTATCGTAAAAATGCCTCGTTTATCACAAATGATCAAACTTTGTCTGTGATTCGAAAACTAAAAGATGGGAATGGTGCTTATTTATGGCAACCCTCTCTCCAACAAGGAGAGCCTGATCGATTACTTGGTTACCAACTTCACACGTCATCATACGTACCAACTATTTCAGCAGATCAGCCAGTCATTGCTTTTGGTGATTTTAAATATTATAACATCGGTGACCGTGGGGTACGTTCATTTGCGGAACTCAAAGAGTTGTTTGCAGGAAATGGCTTAGTAGGATTTCTTGCTAAAGAACGAGTGGATGGTAAATTAGTTTTACCAGAAGCGATTCAAATCTTGAGAATGAAAGGCGTATAAGCTATACAGTCCAAGAAATAAAGGAGAGAGCGAAGTGATGGATGGTTTACTTGAAAAGGTCAAAGCAAATCTGATAATTCCTCATGATGAGGATGATGAATTAATACAAGTATTTATCACATCAGCAATCGTTTATGCAGAGAGTTATCAACACTTAACGGCGTGTTTTTACAAGGAAAATTCACTTCCTGCAACAACCGAGCAAGCGATTATCATGTTGTCATCACACTTTTATGAGAGTCGAGATGGTTCAACTGGTGGCTTTTACGCAGATAGCGTGAATGCTAGTGCGCAAGTTTGGCATACGGTTAATCTATTGTTGAGACTAGATAGGAGGTGGCAGTTATGAGTTTTGGGAAGATGAATCAGAGAATTGAAATCAGGCATAATTCGCCTTCAAAAGATCCAGATGGTTTTCTTGTTTCGATTGATACGGTACTAGCAACAGTCCGAGCCTACCAAGAAAATCGACACGGTAATGAAAAGTGGGCGAATATGGCAACTTTCTCAACTGCAACATCACTTTTCAGGTTTCGGATGATACCAGATTTGGAAGTGACGGATAAGATGGCAATTTTATCTAGCAATGAACGTTTTCAAATCTTGTCAGTAGAAGATGTGCGTAATCGTGGGATGTACTTGGAAGTTCTAGCTGAAAAAGTTGAAGGGAGTAAAAAGTAATGGCCAATGTTCAATTGAAAATGCCAGATGATTTTTTGCTTTCACTATCGAAATTGGAAGGCAAGACAGATGAGATACTTGCAAAAGTTTTGGAAAGCGGTAGTCGCATAGTTGAATCAAAAGTCAGGAATAACCTATCGCTTGTTATTGGTAAAGGAACGAAGATGCCTAGTCACTCAACAGGAGAACTTGAACGAGCACTTGGCATTTCAAAACCCCTTCAAGACAGAAATGGTGATTGGCATATCAAGGTTGGCTTTTCTGAGCCGAGAAGTGATGGTACATCAAATGCCTTGATTGCGAATACGATTGAGTATGGCAAACATAATCAACCTGCGAAACCATTCCTCAAACCTGCCAAGTCACAGAGTCGAAAAGCCTGTATTGAGGCGATGAAATCAAGATTACAGCAGGAGGTTGATGACATATGAGTATTTTATCTGAGCTGGATACGTTGCTTGATGATTTATCAATCCCTGTTGCAATAGGCGTGTTCAGTGATGTGCCACCAAATGAATATTGTGTTTTGACACCTCTTGCGGATGTTTTTGAAGTATTTTGTGATAATGCACCGCTGTTTGATACTCATGAAGTTCGATTATCATTGTTTTCAAGAGGTAATTATCTCTTGACTAAAGAAAAAATTACGACAGCCTTGTTGGAGGCAGAATTTACAATCATAAATCGACTTTTTGTTGATTATGAAAATAATACAGGCTATTACCACATAGCGATTGATGTCGCTAAATATTATGAAATGGCGGAGTAAAGATGGCAACAGTAGGATTAGACAAACTTTTTTATGCACCAATCACGGAAGTAGCTACAACTGGAGATGAAACTTATGGCATACCAGTTATGCTTGCTAAAGCAATGACGGCAGAATTATCAGTGGAACTTGCAGAGGCAACGCTTTATGCGGATGATGGTGCGAGTGAGGTTGTTAAAGAATTTAAAAACGGAAAACTGACACTTGGCGTTGATAACATTGGTCGAAATACTGCACAAGCACTTACTGGTGCAGCTACTGATGATAATGGTGTTTTGATTTCAGCTAGTGAAGATGGTGGCAATCCAGTTGCGATTGGCTTTCGTGCTAAAAAATCAAATGGCAAGTATAAATATATTTGGCTTTACCGAGTTAAATTTGCCGTACCATCAACGAGTCTTTCAACCAAAGGTGACAGCATTACATTTTCAACACCATCAATTGAAGGAACGGTCATGCGTAGAAATAAACTTGACAAGCAAGGTAAACATCCGTGGAAAGCTGAAGTTGATGAAGGAGATAAAGATGTATTACCTGCAACAATTAACGCATGGTATACCTCAGTTTATGAACCGAATTTTAAATAGGAGGACTAGAAAATGGTAGACGAAAGAAGTGCAATCATCACGATTGGCGATGAACAGTTTGAATTGATTTTAACCACTAAGGCTACCAAGCAGATTGCAAAACGCTACGGTGGTTTAGAAAATTTAGGCGAGAAGTTGATGAAGTCTGAAAACTTTGAAATGGCACTTGATGAGATTATTTGGCTGATAACAATTTTAGCGAATCAATCGGTCTTAATTCATAATCTTAAAAATAAGGATCAGCCTAAAGAACTTCTAACAGTGGATTATGTAGAATTATTGACTTCGCCACTTGATTTGGCGACATATAAATCAGCTATTACCGAAGCGATGTTTAAAGGTACGAATCGAAATATCGAAAGTGTTGATACAGGAAAAAACAAAATGGGCGTGTAAGTGATGAAGTAACATTTACACGCCTTTACTATTATGGGACAGTTCAAATGAGGATGAGTTCAGATGATTTCTGGACTTGCCCATTAGGATTATTCTTGGATTTATGGGAGTGTCACAAGCAGTATGTTGGCATCAGTAATCCAAAGATTGAGCTATTCATTGATGATGTCATACCGAATGGTATCTGAAATCTGGTATAATAAGACTAATAAGAAACATAGGGGGAATTGTTTTGCCAGATAAAGAAGAGTTAGTATCAAATAATAATGGGTCAAATACAGATTATAAAGCTTTACTTAAAAATATTGGTCAAGTTGTTGAAGCACGTAGAAGTAAGGCAATTCAAGCTGTTAATACTGAACTTTTGCAGATGAATTGGTCTATTGGACAATACGTTGTTGAGTTTGAGCAAAAAGGGCAGGAAAAAGCTATCTACGGTAAAAGTCTTATGGTAAATTTATCCAAGGATTTAACTGCTCTTTTGGGAAAAGGTTTTTCAAAATCGAATTTATTCAAAATGCGAGAGTTTTATATTCGATTTCCGAAATTCCAAACAGTGTCTGGAAAATTAAGTTGGTCACATTATTTAGAGATAATTTCCATTGAGGATGAGTTAGAACGTCAATTCTATATGGTTGAAACAGCCAAAAACCATTGGGGTGTAAGAGAATTACGTAGACAGATTGATTCTGCATTATTCCCAAGATTGGCATTATCTAAAGATAAAGAAGGGGTTCTACAACTAGCTAAAAAAGGAGTTGTTGAAACAGCACCACAAGATATTGTGAAAAATAATTATGTTCTTGAATTTTTGGGTATTCCTGAAAAAGAACGAGTGAAGGAACATGATTTAGAAACGGCGCTTGTTAAACATTTAGAAGAATTCTTACTTGAGCTTGGTAAAGGTTTTGCGTTTATCGGGAGACAAGTTCGTCTAACGATAAAAAACACTGATTATTACGCAGATTTAGTATTTTATCATGTTATTTTAAAACGCTATGTTATCATTGATTTAAAAGTTGGAGAAGTGAAGCATTCGGATATAGGTCAGATGAATCTCTATCTTGGTTACTATGCTTTGGATAAAAACAATGAAGATGACAACCCACCTATTGGTATCATTTTAGGAGCTGATAAAGATGATACGATGGTAGAATATGCTACCTACGGCATGGATACAGATTTGTTTGTTTCGAAGTATCAACTTTATTTACCAGATATAGCACAACTGAGAAAATTAGTACAATCTGAATTTGAAGAATAAAATAGAAAATAATGGACAAAGCAAGGAATATGCTAAAGCATACCTTGCTTTTTTTATATCTAAAATTTAAGAAAGGAAATACAGATGGCTGATAGTTTTGGTTTAAAGATAGGTGTTGAAGGCGAAAAAGAGTTTAAAAACTCACTTCGAGATATTAACCAATCTTTTAAAGTACTGGGTTCTGAAATGAAGCTTGTATCCTCAGAGTTTGACAAGAATGATAAAAGCATCAGTGCAGTATCGTCCAAAAATGCTGTCTTGAATAAATCTATTGATGCTCAAAAGGAAAAAATCACTACCCTTGAGAGCGCGTTGAAGAATGCGTCTGAAAGTTTTGGAGAAAACGATAAGCGGACTCAAAATTGGACGATTCAGCTGAATAATGCCAAAGCCAGTCTTAATAGTATGGAGAAGGAGTTAGACGAGACAACTGAAGGGACTGATAACCTCGGAAAAGAAATCAAAGAAACAGCTGATGAAACTGAAAAATCTAGTTCTAAGTTTGAAAAATTTTCAGGGATTTTGAAAGGAATCGGTATAGCTGTTGGTGCAGTAGCGGTCGCGGCTGGAGCTGTTGCCGTCAAACTAGCTAAGGATGTTGTTTCTCAGTTTGGCGAACTTGAACAAAACCTTGGAGGCTCTGAGGCTGTGTTCCAAAATTATGCCAGTCATATGCAAAAGATAGGTGAGGACGCCTATAAAACGATGGGTGTTTCTCAAAGTCAGTACCTTGCGACTGCTAATAAAATGGGTGCTCTCTTTCAGGGGTCAGGAGTTGATGTTCAGAAATCAGCTGAATTGACTGAGAAATCCATGCAACGTGCAGCGGATATGGCCTCTGTCATGGGGATTGATATGCAGGTGGCGCTTGACTCCGTTGCAGGAGCTGCCAAGGGCAATTTTACGATGATGGACAACCTTGGGGTTTCTATGAACGCGACCAATATCGAGGCATATGCTTTAGCGAAAGGACTTGATTTCACATGGCAAACAGCAACACAGGCTGAAAAAGCAGAAGTTGCCATGCAGATGTTCTTTGAAAATACAGAACAGTATGCTGGTAATTTCGCTAAAGAAGCGACTCAAACTGTCTCAGGATCTATTGGCTTACTTCAAGCTGCCCTTGGCTCATTTACAGCAGGATTGGGTAATGCGGATGCTGATATGCAAAATCTGACTGGAAACATGGTCGAGGCTTTTCAAGCAGTTATCAAGAACATTGTGCCAGTGATTGAAAATATTGTTAAAGCACTGCCTCAAGCTGTTCAAGCAATTTTAACAGCAGTTGGCGACTTGCTTCCAACACTTTTAAAAACTGTGACCACACTATTTGCATCTGTATTGGCAACACTTTTAGCATTGTTGCCTAAATTAATACCTGTTGCTGTCAATGCAATCTTAACGATTGTTAAAACTTTGATTGAAAATTTGCCGCTCATTATTGATGCGGCTTTTATATTAGTGACCACTTTGATATCTGGTTTAGCAGAAGCCTTGCCAGAATTAATTCCGACAGCAGTAATAGCGATTATTACAATCGTTAAAGCGTTGATTGAAAATCTTCCGATGATACTGGATGCTGCTTTGCAGCTCATACTTGGATTAGCTGAAGGTTTGATGACTGCGATTCCGATGTTGATTGAGAGTTTGCCAGCGATTATCACAGCTTTGGTTGAATTTCTGATTGGCGCTATGCCACAGATAATTGAAACAGGTGTTCAGTTGTTAACAGCACTTGTTGCAGCCCTACCAACGATTATTCAAGCAATAGTTGTTGCTATTCCTGTGATTATTGAGAATGTCATTACTGCGATTATTGGTGCGATTCCTCAGTTGATTGATGCAGGTATAAGACTACTCGTTGCTTTGATTGGCGCATTACCTCAAATTATCACAACGATTGCAAATGCCATGCCTCAAATTATTAATGCTGTAACAGGGACACTTGTGAATAACATAGACAAAATTATCCTTGCAGGTGTGCAACTACTGGTCGCCTTGGTTCAAAATTTACCTCAAATCATTTCGGCAATTATCGCAGCCATTCCCCAGATTATAAATGGTATTGTCACTGCCTTCGGAAATTATGTATCTACCATGTCAACTATTGGTTTCAATCTTATCAGTGGCGTTTGGAATGGTATTTCAAATGCAGGTGCATGGTTAAAGGATAAAATATCAGGATTCTTCGGTGGCGTGGTTGATAGTATTAAAGACTTCTTTGGTATTAAAAGTCCATCAACCTTGTTTCGTGATCAAATTGGGAAGAATATGGCATTGGGAGTAGGTATTGGTTTTGCTGGCGAAATGGTTAAGATTTCTAAAGAGATGCAAGAAGCGATTCCGACTGAATTTGATGTACCAAATTTTGATATTAATACAGGTATTCATACGGCAGTTGATAGTATGGGGACAGTTGTAAGTCTGACTGATTTGGCTCTTAAAATGGATTCAATCTCTGATATGTTTCCTTTATTATTGAAGGCACTTGATTTGAAAGTGATCCTGGATGATGGCACATTAGTTGGTCGCTTGACACCAGAAATTGATAGGGTATTAGCACAACTAAAAAGGCGCAATCTAGCATGGTAAGGAGGTGATGGTATGAACGCTTTTATATTGGATGGTACAACTAACTCAAGGATAAATCTTGGACTTCGAATTACGCAGCCCCCGATACTTCCAATGTCTGAGAGATTGGTAGATTCAATCGAAGTTGATGGTCGAGAAGGAACACTTACCGTCTTGAAAGGCTGGTCCGACATCATATTTACTTTAAAGGTCGTGACTTCAAGTCCAACACATTGGCGAATCATTCTACCACAGATAAAAACATCAAAGCATATTACTTTTAGCAATGACAAGAGTGTTCACTTTAAAATTAAACACATAGTGGCTAGTGGTTTAACACAATTATTGTCGAACCTTTGGGAGAGTGAATTGACTTTTGTTTGTGCGCCGTTTCGATATCTAAACAATGTGGCAATCTTAAATCGGACAAGTTCTGGTGTTGTCACAAATAGCGGTGGTGTCTACTCATTACCAAGAATTAAAGTATTTGGTACAGGAACAAGAACATTGACAATTAATGGAAAGCCTATCGTGCTGAATTTACTCCAAGACTATCTCATTTTGGATAGTGACTTGAAAGAATGTTACTACGGTGATATCGCCCAAAATAATTATATGACAGGTGATTTTCCTATCTTCAATATTGGTAACAACCAAGTAACACTTGGCACAGGTATAACAAAAATAGAAATAGAACCGAGGTGGCGATATTTATGATTTCATATTTCAATAAAACTGAGACAACTTTCACGAATAATGGCTTGGGTATCCTTGATGATTATGTTATTCGTCCAATTGTATCCGAGGAGATGAATGGCCTGTTCATACTTGAGTTTGATTATCCCATTCATGCCCCTCATAGCAGCAAACTTATTCCTGAAATGCTTATCCGAGCCCCCGTACCAGATTTACCTGATCAACTTTTCAGAATCAATGAAAGAGGGGATGCTATTCATGGCCTCTGTCATATCGTGGGCTATCACATCTTTTATGATTTGGCGAAGAATTTAATTGAAGATACTTTTATTACGATAAAGAATGGTAGTGGTGCCTTAAATCAACTTCTAAATAACACACAATATTCGCATCATTTTACTAGTAGTTCAAATATCAGTACAACGAATAATGCAAGATTAGTGCGGTTAAATCCAGTTGAAGT